TTAACAAAGTCAGAGCTAACGTAACGATCAATACCCATGATAGCATTACGTAGTGCAGGTGGGATAACTAAGAAGCGTCCATCCATAGGAGCGTCTGCATCATCCAACTTCTGTACCATGTCACGTAAGAAATCATCTTCAAATACGTCAGCAGGTATAACTTGGTCTGCTGCATATACTGTAGTGCCAGTAGAAGCATCATTGTAGAACGTAGCACTGGTAATGAAGTTAGAACCATCACCATTACCAAAAGACTTACCAAGGGCAAATAGATCATCATCAACCTGCTTACCTAGGGCGTAGCCAGCATCACCAGTATAGAACTGACGTAGTGAAGCAAGTGCTTGTACGTTAGTAATATCTTCGATCATACGTGAGTATTCAAAGTGCTTGTTGATGACTACTTGGACTTCGCCCTCTGTAGCATTTTGAATAGTTACTGCGGTGTTTTCTGCCTTAGCAGTCGCAACGCCACGGGTAGGCTTAGGGATATGAATAGTATCGCCTTTCTTACCTTGCATTGCAATTTTTTTAGTTAAAGGAGCAAGTACAAGTGATTTCTCGTATGCTGCAATTACTTCGTCTGACCAAATTTCGGGGATGAAAGTTGCTGCGTCAGTGTTACCAACCATACCGCCTGTTGCGGGATATACGGAAGTAGCCATTTTTAATTTCTCTCTATATTAGGTTATTTGACCCTCTTCTCAGCGTATGCTAGTTGTATATCGTCTGAGAGAGCTAAATAGCGTTCTGGGTCTGTTTTCATAAGTTTAATAATATCAGCTCGTCTATAGATTTTCTTGGAAGAACTTGAGTCTGGGTTACCACGTGCATAACCATTTGACCCTTCTCGGACAGCTTTCTGTCTCCCTTCTTTCTCGGCCTTGATTGTTTGATTAATAGCACCTGAGCGATCTTTCCATAATCCGAAAAGTTCATTAGCTGCTTCTGTATCAAAATGCTGATCTGCCGAAACAAACATTCGTGTCCTAATCTGTGAAGCTTGAATCCACTCAGCAAACTTAGGATCATTTACAATCTCAGGTATGTCTGGGTGACTTTCTTTTAGAAGTGCCATTGAGGTCTGCTGTTTATAAGCTCTCGTTGACTGCTCTGCTGCTTTCACTGATGGATGATTATCTATTGCACGACTCATAGCCTTTTCAGGGTCAGAATAAAAATCTATATCTTCATCTGGTTCGCTTGCTCCTTGTGCTGGAGTTTGCGAGTCGAGTTGTGTGTTGATGTAACTATCGACTACCTTACGTAAGTCACCTACTTCTGAGCTTTGGCGACCTAGGAGCTTTTCAGCTTCTTGGTGCATCCTTACTACGTCTTCAAGTGATTTACCATTGTATTTGTCTGGTACTTCGTCAGCTTGCTCAGGTTGTGCCTGTTCAGGCTCCTGTGGTGCTGTGTCTTGTGCCATATCGTCTAAGCTATCAAAACGCTCGGATTGTAATTCCTCATCGAGGATAACTGCTGCCATATTAAACTCCGTACCTTAGTATTGTGGAGAAAGATTAAAAATGAAAGCTTCCTAAGATTAGGAGTTGGCTTTCTCTGCTTTTACTCTACCTTGTTCATGGTCTTTAACCCACTTCATAGTTGCACCAGCAAAATCGCCAGAGAAGGGGTCTAACATAGAACGGGGAGAGGAAAGTTGTCTGGTCGCTTTAGCTTTACAGTCTTTACACAGTTGTGTGTCTGGTGAGCCTTTGACCATATGTTCATTAACATGCCCTAGAGGACATCTGTAGTCATAGAATTTAAACATCAGCGTAATTGTCCACTAAAGGGTCGTCTTCTCTTTGAGACTCCTCTTGGCCTATACGTGTTGTTTCTTCTAAGTTGAGTATAGTACCTAAGATGTTAAGCTGGCCCTTACGGAAGTAAAGGTCTTTATCATCTTTGGTGCTTTCTACTGAATTAATGAGAGGGACATTGAGACTTAAGTCTTTGATCAGTGCTTTCCAACCTTCTGTACGAAAGAGGTCATTCATCTGTTCAAAGTAAGTTTCTAATTCATTATCTGTCATTTATACTACCTATTATACCATGTTTTTACGTTAAAGTCAAGATTTTTCTTTACTTTTCTTAGGAAGTGTGCTAGGAAGGGATAATACCTCCACCTGCTCCTCCAGCTTGGTTAGTTTGTTGAGCAAGACGCTGTAACTGCTGTTGATCTGCTCCACTACTTGGGTTAATTCCCGTTGGGATACCATTTTGTTGCGCTCCTTGTGTTTTCATTTGATTTAAAGTCATTGCTTTGTCTTTAAGCATTCGGTCTGTGACCTTAAGCCTACGTTCAAACTCACGATCATCCGCATCACCTTCCTTTATATTGGTAGTAATTGCTTTAATACGATCTATTTCCATCTCAAGTGGTATAGCCTGTGCTTCCACCTTAAGTTTCTCAGCACGTGCAGCAGACTCTTGGGCTTGTGAGGTCAAAGCAGCAGTTTGTGAAGCTTGGAATGCTAACTCAGACTGTTGAGCAGCTTGTTGTGCTTCTTGTGCTTCTGGGTTAGGTTCGGCAGCCTTGTCTATTAGGCCAATTAACTCTTCCCTATTGCTGACATTCATATTATCGACAATAGACTTAAGCATGATAGGGTAATAAGGTGTATCTTTACCCATCGTCTGTAATAATTGTACAAGTTGAGAAACTTCGTACTCCCTAGCAACAATTCCCAGTGTAGACGTAGCATTAAACTTATAGTCGCTGACAGGATAAAGCTCAGGCTCATACTGCATGTAACGCCAAGCAGCCTTAGATACGAAAGGTATCAAGAAAGACTCTTGGAAGTTAATCAAGGTACGCTTGTGTCGCTTGATAATAGCACCAAGAGACATAGAGATGCCAGCAGCAGTAGCTTCACCATTTATAGAGCCACCAACACCAGAAGAATCTACGGCACCTGTCGATTGCTGTACCATAGATTGTAGTGCCGAAGCCTGAGCAAAAGTTATTTGGCTTACATTACCAAAGTTGAATGGGTTGATAATCTCACGTGGGTCACCATTAGTTAGTAGGAGCTTACCAGCACGAATCTCTGGCTTAGTGCCCCTAGGGATGCGTGTAGCGTCCATAGCAAGCATAGGGTGTACTGTAAGCGCAAGTGCGTCAATACGTGCCCGTAGCTCTGCATCTAGGGCTTTCTGGCTGTTGTATCCCTTTTCGCAGACACCACGACCCCAGAAACGACTAGGTACAACGTCCCAAGGAAATGCCACTACAGGACGATCTTTCATCATGTATGGGCTAGGCTCTGCCTTAAGTAAGTGAGCCTCGTTAGCTACTATGACAACAGCTTCTATGTAATAGCTTTCTTTATCCTCATCGTCTAGCTCGTAGTCTAGTTCTTTTTCAAGAAGGTGACGAGGTACTAAGCCGTAGTATTTAGTGAGGCGTGTCTTGTCGTCCTGTTGTACAGTTAACTCACTGTCAGGTTCAATGTTAAAGTCTTCACTGGCTGTGCCAATGTACATATCATTATAGACGCCTTGCTCTTGTAGTTGCTCTACAATGTGTGTGCCGACAAATTCATCAATGGCTACACCTAAGGCTTCCTCTATGTTGGTTGCTACAGGGTCTATACGGAAGTTCTGAGGCAGTACAGGGCGCATACGAACTAATGTACGTTTAGATACATTAACGCCTACGGCTTCCATAGCACCATCCATGACCTGTTCAGTAGCAGGTTTCATTTCGTTAATTTCTTCTAAGACAATCTCACCAATGCCATTACCAAACACAGCAGAGTTAATTAAGCACTCGCTTATGTCTCTACGTATCTTAGCTGTGTCAAAGTCCTCATGTAGCTTGTTACGCAAGAACATAATGTCTTGAGTCTCTGAGTCGCCCATGTTATCTTTAATGTCAAAGTATTTACCACGACCAAAGGTAGCTTCTTCAATCTCAGCTACGTTAGACTCCACGGCTTGCTGTAGTGCTGGCGCTATAATCTGACTACGCTCTGCCTGTCGTGTCTTGTCACTAGCATTCCAGATGCCACGCCATAGACGATAGTATTCCTCATGCTTTTGTGCATAGTTAGTTTCGTAATAGTCTCCCCAATCAGTAACCTTTGTCATCACCCAATCTTCAAGGCTCTGCTCAATGATAATTGGTTGTGTTGATTCGTTGTTATCTTCTGATTCTAAAGATGTGTACAATTTCATAAGTTAGTATCCACTAATTGAGTCGATTATCTCAAAGTTATCTAATTCTTCAAAGTTACCAGAGTAGGTTACTTTAGCGAGTTGATCTATATAGGCTAAGGAGTCTATTAAGTCGTCATGGGTCAAAGGGTCAGGGAACTGAAACAACTCGTCACAGAAGCGTGAGTGCCATTCCTTCTTCTTCTTGTTAAGGGTTATACGCCCATGTTCAAAACGACCTTGTAAGGCCCACATGACACGATCTGTTTTCTTCTGGTTGCCGTGTGTAAGCTCCTCTACTCTAAAGTAAAAGTTCTGACGTTTCATCATATCCATGATAGGTGACATAACAGCTTGCTTAGAGATACCTTTCTCTATGCCTACTGACAAAGGTTTGTAGTCACGCACTGCTTGGAATATCTTCTTAGCTGTCTCGTCTAAAGTCCATCGTCCATAGATAATATCATCTACAAACCATCCTGACTCATCCACAAATACTATTGAAATAGCTGAGTTATCTAAACGAGAAGTCTTACCTTTCTTCTTACTGACATCTTGGAAACCAGCTAAGTCAATAGCAATATAGTAGTCTCCGTCACCTCTGGGCTTAGAACCGAATGATAACCATTCTTCTTTAAACATCTCAGAGCCTTGGTTCTTAAAGGAGGCCATAAACTCTTGTTGGAAAGCATGGGTAGACATACTCTTCTTAGCTACATCTATTTCTTCTGAGTCTAATGTTTCGTTGTCGTAACTGGTAAAGTGCCATGCGGCAAAGGTAGGGTCATCTTCCGTTAACTCAGCATACTTGTATAAGTCATAGAAGTGGTTACGACCTTTGGGTGTACCTATGAATAGACAACCACCCTTTTGGTCAGCTAATGCAGGGCGTAAGATTTCTTCAAACACCTCAGGTTTCATGTCTGCATACTCATCCAACACTAGGTAGTATAAAGATACACCACGCATCGTGTCGGGCCTGTCTGCACCTTTGAGGCTTATGGTGGCACCATTGATTAAGGTGACTTGCATATTGTTTATGTGGGAAGCTCTAATGACAGGGCCACCTAGCTCAATCAATAGTTTCCACATAATGTCTCTAGCCTGACCTTGTGTAGGTGCTACGTAGAAGACATGGGAGTTGGGTAGGTTAGCTTCTAATCCTTTGACTATAAGCTTCCATGCTGCTAGGCGACTCTTGCCACAACGTCTACCTGCTGCACAGACAATGAATCTTGTAGGGTCAACCCATACTTTCTTTTGCCACTCCAGTAGCTCTATGGTTAAGTCAGAGGCCATTAGGTTTACTCTTTGGTTTCATTTTAGCGAGAGGTGTCCCTACTTTGTAACCACCTATAGCATACTTTGTTGCCTCGTCTTTATCTTTCATGGTTAAATAATTACCACTTTTTAAGGCTAAACTTCTAGCAAGGACTTGATCTGTAAACTCATAAAGTTCACCAGTAGGTAAACCTACAATAGTTGGATAGACTATCCAGTTACCCTTATCATCTTGGTCGTGAGCCATACGATGTGTAGATATAGAACCATCTTTATTATTTATAACAGGGTAGTTCTGTGGGTTATTAATACGATCAATAAACTCAGGTACTTTTGTTTCTTTTGGTTTCATACTACAGTGTACTCCCCTTCTTGAGCATCTTCCTCAGGGTCTTGAGAACCTGAGACATCCGTAGAGCCGACACCAGTAATGTTTATTTGGATACTACTCTTGCCACCACCCTTAATGATTTCTTTCTCAAAGGCTGCTACAGGAGCTACTCTGTCCATGACAAGCTTCCATGCTGAGGCTTGGTTCTTATGTTCATTGTCCAAGGCTGCATCAAAGATAGCGTCTAGTACCTTAGCTGACTTAGGTGACGCAAGCATCCTAGCTTTGTACTCATTGATGATTGTAGCATCACCTTTAGGCCGACCAATAATCCCCTTAGGTTTCTTTAGTGTTGACTTAGGTGGCCTACCTCTGCGTTTGGCTACAGTAGTTTCTTTTGGTTCTGACAAATCAATTACCTCTTTGTTCTTGAGATTGAGTCTTACTTAAGTATACTTAAGAATCTTTAGTATGTCTTTAATAAATCATAATGGATAAACTAAAAGACATTCTAAAGAAGCTTTACAACTTAAGTATATTATAACATATTTAGAGCAGAATGTCAATGTATTTCTTGTATTTCTTTTGTAATCTTTTGTTAACATAAGAGTCCTTTAAAGCTTACATGAGAATAACTCTCATCCCCGTGTCTCCCAAGGGTTTGCCCATGTTTTCTTTTGTAATCTTTTATTGACTTTTGTCAAAGCAAAATGCTACTTTTTTGTGCTTGAGCGCCTACCACACATTAGCAGACTTGGGCCAGCCCTCCCGCCCACCACAGTTATCCACAGGTTCTTAAGTTATCTACAGGTTATCCACAGGCCTCAAGGCACCTGAGTTATCCACAGGCTACCTAAGGACTTGAGTTATGCACAGGTTATCCACAGGTTCTTGAGTTACCACAGGTTTACATTGGTGTCAACAGCGTGACTATCTTAGGTACATTAGTCACAGAAGTTGACAAGTGTGTGCCTGTGTGGGTGCCTATGGAGACTATAGACACTGTGGATAACCTGTACATAAGTACCCTAAGTTATCCACAGGTGCCTGAGGCTTTATATAAGCCATTCTAAGCCATGCCAGTGAATACCTATGCTATGACAAGGCCAAAGTATTTACGCTATTTTAGGTTATATTGTTTACATTGGTTTGCTTATGTGTTAGGTACGCACGTGCGCACAATAGATAGGCGAGGGTATAAACTTGGCACGATACTTGCTTAAGATACTTGCACTACATTGGTGCGCCCTAGCACTATAATGGTGCGTGTCTCTAGCCCTTGCCATGCCTAGCTATTAGCCAATAGTGTCAATATAACGTCATATTATTGCACTACTATGGTGCGCTAGTGCTATGCCTTACTTATGCCTATATCGCCTCTAGCCCTTACCATGCCTAGGTTTGCCATTGTTGGCACGTGTATTGCATTAAGTCTAGTGTAGTTTCAACTAACCACAGGCCACAGGCCACAGGAGCACTACCATGGACACATTTAATACATACTGTATAAAAGAAGCACAAGACAACCTAGTACGTATCAGGGCTGAACTAAGGGTAGACACTGCTACCTATTGGGAAGTACAGGAGCGTCTATCTGGCGTCTATGATGGTGACACTGATGTTCAATACGCTGATATGATGAAACAATTTAGCGCCTTATCTGCTATCGCTAGTTCTCATAGATGTATTAAAAGTATTAGCGACGATATTAAAAACATGTCAGACTTTAAGGAGCGCACGTAATGAAATATACAGCTAAACAGACTACTTGTGGTAACTGGTGTGTAGCCAAGGGCCAAAAAGTATTTACTGGCCCATGGCCCACAAAAGCACAGGCACAGGAAAGGGCCATTATCGAATCTATGATGTATCATCAAGTACAGGCCCAAAAATTATGGGAAAAATTATCAAAAGGTGAGGATTTTGTTACTTTGATAGGTGAGGATAGCCCGTCCCAGCAAGGCGACTTTTACTGCTAAACAACCAACTAATAGGCCTCACAGGAGGTCA